CGACATCACCGCGGCCGCCCGTGCCCTGGCCACGACCGACCCGGACCGCCACGGCGACCTGGCCAACTTTACCCTGCAAAACATCAAGATCGCTGGCATCGAGGCCAACTTCGAAGAAGGTTCCATAGTCTGGAACGATACCCTCAACCTGGTGATGGTAGCCTGTCCCGCCAACGTGGACGACCCCTTATGAACTGGACTCTCTACAACTTACGCGGCGCGCGTGACCAGGTGAAAGCCACCATCGCCGCCAGCGACAAGCTCCCCGCCCCGGACAAAGCCTACCTGCAAGCCCTGATCGACGCCCAGCCCGCAGAATGCTTTGGCATCTCCGTTAACGCTTACGTCCAGACCAATACCGTCGGCAACGACCTGGTCACCAACGTAAACTTCACCATCTCCTGCCTGAAGTAACCCCTTCACGTTCCACGTTTCGCGTCAGGACAGCGCTCGATTTGCCGCTTCCGCGTCCGGCTTCATCTTCCGCTCGATATATTCCCACATTGAGGCCGTTTCATCCCGGAAAGCCACGTCCAGCCCCTGGGACCCGTACTTGATCAACGCACCCCGCTTGTCCCGGATCGCTGAGGCCATGTTGACGATCTCCGCCCGCAAATCGAATCCCGGCTGGGCAGGCGTCGCCGTTCCCTTGGACTGGCCCACCCGTTTTGCCGAGGTATCCAGCGGCGGCTCTCCCTGCTTGTCGCTTAGCGGTGCGAGGATCTGGATCGCTGGCAGCCAGCCTGACTTGATGAACCCCAGCGACCTGTTCCTGGAGGTGATCAGCCCCTTGATGGCCCGCTCCATCGCCCGCACACCGGACGCGTGGCTCACCCCGAAATAGACGCTCCGCATTCCCGCTTTCCTCCAGCGCGCTTGAAGGAGGAGGACCGCCAGTGGAACATCGGCCCTGTCGGCGCGCTCTGAGAACATCAAATTAAGCTTCCGCTTCTTTCTCAGATTCCCCTTCTTGGTCAGCCTCTGCACCGTGATAATCCCTCCCGGGGTCGTTCGCACCGAGTTGCTGTCTGCCCGGGCCGTAAACCACAGCGCTTTGCGCGCGATGTAGTACGCCTTGGTGTTGATGATCACTTGAAGCGTCTTGCTGGAGACATTCACATACTCCCTCAAAGCCGCATCAAACTTCCGCTGGTCCCAGCCTTCGTTCATTCTGCCTTCGGGCTTCGCGCTCCAGCGGGCTATTGCGTTGGATTATTGCACTCAAAGCGCGCCAGCGTATCCCCCGCGGCTCGCCCGATGCTATCCACCCGGAATGGCTGGTCCAAGTAAGTGATGATGTCCTTCAGGACCAGGTCCGCTGGCAGATCCTCCGCCAGCACCGTGAATGCCAGATCGGACTGCAACTGAAACCCGCCTAGCGTCACGCCCTTTCGGTTCAGCAACGTCCCCGGCAAAATCTGCACCCGCGCGCCTCTGAAGAAAAACGCCGGGCACGCATCGCCCAGGTAATCCTGCACCTGTCGAATCCCGTCCGCATGATATTCGTAAGCATTCACGCTTTTAGGCCACTGACAACTCCCGGCATTCACGTTTCACGCTTCACATTGCTCCCGTCCAAAAAGCAGAGCGCCCGAGAGTTCACACTCTCAGGCGCTTTGCCCATGCACTTCTCCCGGACTGCCGGGAAAATCGTTATTCCTTCTTCGGGTCGCCGACATTGGCCAGCGTCCGTTCGATCTCCTTCTCGCTGGCAATCTCTGCCTTGATGGCCCGCTCGACTTCCGGCGTGCAGGTCGCCACGCGGCCCGCGTGTACCAGCGGCGCCAGTCGCTGCGCCTCCGGCTTCGCATTCAGGTCCACGTCGAACGTGGCGCCCTTCGCCAGGTGCTGCCCTTCAAACCGGCACGACCCGGTCACAATCAGTTTCGTTTTTGATGCCATAATGGTGTTCTACTAACTGCCTTCGGATGTCCAACTACGGCACGTAGTTGGCCCTACCGGTCAATACCGCCCCTACGGCCGTGTTGGTCACGCCGGCCCCGGGCGTCCACAGGATATGCAGGTACCGCCCCGAATCCCCCGACTTAAAGCCGACCGTGTAAATACCCGGTGTGGTGACCGTAATTGCCCCCGTATTCGTAAACTGCGCCGACAGCAGGTAAGGCGAGGCCCAGCCGGCCGTAGCGCTAGCTGGGGTCGTCACCGTCCCGGGCAGATTATACGTGTTGGTGCCCACCAGGCTGGTCGTCCCGTAAGTGCCGTTGGTATATTGAATGGTCGTGGCCGTCGCCAGCGCGTAATTGGCCAGCGTCGTGCAATTCGTCTGATCCGGCGAGGTTGACAGCGTCGCCGTCATGGTCTGGCTGGCACCGTTGGTCAGGCAGAAGAGGTCCACCTTTACCACGCCGCCAAACATGTGGACATCTACCACATTCGAGATTGCCGTGGACGATGTCACTTTCACCGGCACGGTCAGCACCAGCGTTCGCGATTGCCCAAACAGGTCCGACTGCGCCCAGCCCGTCGAGCCCAGCGTGAGCAGGGCCGTCAAAACCAGCCCAGAGAGTTTCAAGTTCTTCATAAAGTCACTTTCTATTTCAGCGTTTCTATTTCAGCGTTTCAGCGTTTGTCCTCGGTTATTGCGCGCCGGAATCCGCGCTCCAGCAGAAGCTCTGCGCGTGCCTCACGGCCACGTCGCCGTAAGTGTTGCACGTGACCCGCACTTCGCCTTGCGTGTCCAGGGTGTAGGGGTTCACGATGAAATCGTAGCCGCCCCACATGGCTGGGCCGATGCAATCTTCCCAGTTGCCGAAAGCCACCATGTTGTTCAGGAGCTGGTTCGTGACGGCCGCCCGGTAGCCATTGACCGATCCGTCATTGGAGCCGTCGGCCCATTCGCCCTTTTCCCAGATAAAAATAGGGTACGTGGTGCCGATCTTGGCCGCTGCCTTCAGCTTGGCGCGCACGGCTGGAGTCGTCACATACGCCATGTTGCCGGCGTCCGCATTGGCCACCGAAAGTTGAGTCTCGAAATCAATCATCTTCGCCCACGAGGCCGCTGCCCCAAAGGCCACGGAACCGATGCCCGGCGTGTTGAAAATGCCCATCGGCTCATCATTGGCCCCGGACCCTTGCAGGATCAGGTAGTCCCACTTGATAGCCAAGACCTTCATGATGTCGTCACGGATGAAATTTTCCACGTCCACTGAGGACTGCAAGAGCAGTTGGCGGGTGTAATCGTTCCACGCGCCCACCCGGTGCGGCGTCAGCGCGATCTGGTCCAGCGCCTGCGTGCTCTTCGTCAGCGCCCCGCTCTCGGGCACGGTGTAAGCCGTCGCCGCGCCCGCCTGTCGGGGAATCGCCACATTGCCGGCCAGGCCGGACAGGCTCTGCACCCCGAGGCGCTCCGTTACCATCCGGTTGCGCAGGATCTCGATGATCGGCACCTGCAAAATCGTCGGCACAAACGCGCCGCCCTGGTTGAATACGCCCACCTGCAGGTCGCGCTGGCCTCGGCGATAACTCCGGCTGCGCACCCGCATCATGGCGTCCGGCGGCACCCAAATACCTTCCGGGTCCACCCCGATATGCTGCTGCGTCATGGCCTGGTGTACCTCGCCTTCGAGGCCGTTCACCTGGCCCTTGTTCACCAGCATCGAGCGCAGCGCGCGCCCAATCGAATATTCGTTCTGCTCCGCCTCATTCAGGCCGAGCGACCGCATGGTGATCGGGGTCTGCTTCTTCACGCCCGGCAGGGCGGCCAGCAAATCCGCGTTGAAATCTTCGGCGCTCTTGTTCTCGTCGATGGCCTTCTGGGCCAGCGCCCGGAACTGCTCCGCCCCCTCCGGGAAATTCTTCACCAGCTCACCAGCGGCCGTCATGATCCGCTTGGACCGCGTCCGCTCGCCATCGCGCGCCCGGTTTTCGAGTACGACCAGGTCCGGCTTGTCAGCCGCGGGAGTTGTGGGGATAGTGGCGCCGCCGCCTGCGGCCGGAGTGGGGTTCAAAAGTATTCGCATATTACTTCGTTTCTCCAGTTTCTTAGCGTCAACGGAGCGAGTGTTGTTCCCCTGCATGACCTGCCAGCACATTTCCGAAGCCGCCGCGCACGCGACCGCCGCCGCCTGGCTCGCCGTGTCCGGCACAAACCGCAGTGAGTTGGCCGCCTCGTAGCATTCTTCCCAGCACACCCCTGCCGTTCCTGGCGTGCAGCTCTCCAGGCAGGCCTCGCAGGCCGTCAGTGCCACCCGGCACGCGCTACGCGTGCCGTCCAACAGCGACGTGTTCGCCAGCGCCAGTGTCACCGCCGCGATGCACTCGATCAGCGCCTTCGATTGAAATTCCAGCGCCCGCTTTCCGCGTCCAATTCCCGTATTCGGATCTTCCGGCGCTGACACGATGCTGATCTCAAAAGGCTGCCACTTGAACCGGATCATCGCTCGCCCCAACGCCCCCTTGCTCGAGCTCTTCACGCCCGTCAGCTCGTAGCCCACCGAGACATGTTTCCGGATACCGTCCACCACGTCCTGGAACACCTTCTCAGCCTCCTCGGACTTCGAAAACCGTGCGACCGCCCGGCCCGCCTTCGTCTCCTGGTCGATTTCAGCCCCCTCGATTACACCCCGCTGCCGGTTCAGATCATGCATCTCCAGGAGTGGCGCCCCGTCCTTTAGTCGGCTCAAATCCACGTCCTCCTCGTCATGGCTCAGGATCTCCTCGAACTCTTCCCCGTCATCATTCATTCGCACCACGGGGAACTCCGATGAAAACACCATCGAAATGGTCCGGTCCTCTTTCTTTGCCTTCGACCGGTCGAGGGTGAAGCTCCTGAACATGCGTGTAGTCATATGCCACGGCCCTGCGGTCAACCCGTCCCTTCTCATTTCAGCATGTCAGCTTTTCAGCTTTTCAGCGTTTGCCCCCCATTGACGCCCCCCATTAGCCAAATGCCCGTATGGCCATATATCACCGAGTCCCAAGACCTTCCCGACCAGAAGGTCAACCTCTATGCCGAACCCGATAAGATCGTTGCCGGCGACACCGTCACCTGGCGCCGCTCATTCACCACTTACAAAGCCAGCCTTGGCTGGTCCCTGAACTATTCCATTCGTGGCGTGGTGGGCGCCGCGGCGGACTTCGTCTCCGCCCCGGTCGCCGACGATCATGAAGTTGTCCTCACCGCCGCCGTCACTGCCGCCTGGCCGGCCGGCAAATACTTCCTGCAAGGCTATGCCCTCCATACGGCCATGGGCGAACGCCACACCATCTACAACGGCTTCCTCACCATCCAGCCCAACCTTGCCACTGTCCCTGCCGATCAGGACCTTCGCAGCCACGCCCAGAAATGCGTGGACGCCATTCAAGCCGTGCTCGAAGGCCGTGCCACCAGCGACATCCTCGAATCGGAAATCGAAGGCACCAAGCTCAACCGGATCCCCGTCAAGGACCTGCTCCTGTTCCGCGACCGTTACCTGACCGAGGTCCAGAGCCAGGATCGCCAGGCCCGCGTTCGCGCCGGCAAAGCCACCGGCCGCAACATCCTGACCCGCTTCACCCCGGTGGGCCGCTGATCCATCACGTTTCACGTTTCACCCTATGAAGAACCCCTTTTCCGGCCTCTTTCGCCGCCCTGCCCCGACCGCCCCGGTCGCCCAGCGGTCCCTCCATCGCGTCCAGGTCTCGGTCGCCCCCCGCCACGCGCAGCGCATGTATGCCGGTGCCCAGGTCACGCGCCTCAATACCGATTGGCCGGTCAGTCTCACCAGTGCTAACGCCGAGATCCTGGTCAGTGCCATCGCTCTCCGCCAACGCAACCGCCAGCTCGAGCGCGATGACGACTACATGCGCAACATGCTCTGGCTCATCGAAAACAACGTCGTGGGACATCGCGGCGTGAAGTTCCTCCTCAAACTCAAAGGCATGGACGATGCCTACGACGCCCCGCTCGTCATGGCCGTCCGCAAAGCCTGGCACCGCTATCTGCGACCAAAGCATTGCACCATCTCAGGCAATCTCTCCGGCGTGGAGGTCCAGCGCCTGGCCATCCGCGCCCTGGCCCGCGACGGCGCCATGCCCTTTCGCATCTACCGCGGCTTCGCCAACGAATTCAGCTTTGCCATTGAGCCAATCGAGATTGATCGCCTCGATCACAACTGGAATCGGCCGGCCGGCCTGCAGAATGAAATCCAGTTCGGCGTGGAAATGGACCGCTACAAAGCGCAGGTTGCATTTCACATGCTCACCCGCCATCCCGGCGACGTGTTCGCCTATCGCAGTGGCCCCAAATACCGCGAGCGCATCCCGGCCAGCGACATCATCCCCTTCTGGACCATCGAGCGCGCCGGCCAGTTCATCGGAATGCCCCTCTGGCCCAGCATCGGAAGCCGGCTCAACATGGTGCACAAATATGAGGAAGCCGAGCTCGTCGCTGCCCGCGTCGCCGCCGCCAAAGGTGGATGGTTCAAGAAAGATCCCAACGGTCCCCAGGCCACCCAATACGAAGGCCCCGAGGATAACCAGGGCAACAAGCTCACCAACACCGAGCCGGGTCAGTGGGAAGAACTGCCCGTCGGCTGGGATCCCATCCAAAACAATCCGCAGCACCCGATGGATGCTTTCCCGCACTTCATGAAGAGCCAGTTGCGCGGTGCCAGTGCTGGCTCCGGCCTACCCTACAACTCCGTCGCCAGCGACCTCGAGGGTGTGAATTACTCGTCAATAAGAGCCGGACTGCTCGATGCTCGCGATGGCTTCAAGTTCCTCCAGGAGATACTGGCGTTGAAACTCATGGAACCCTGGTTCGAAGCCTGGCTTCCCTATGCCATCCTGTCCGGCCAGCTCAAGGTCGGCATGGAGCAGATCCCCGAGATCATCGAGTCCATGCACTGGTATGGCCGCCGTTGGGGCTGGGTGGACCCCCTCAACGATACCCGCGCCGACTCTATGGCCGTGGAATGTGGCTTTACCAGCCGCCG